CTGGAACCATAACACTAAACCGTATTGGGGTGATATTGTTAAATATCTCACCTGACTCAATGTAATATTTTTTAGTGGTTCCCATACCTACATATGGCACCCCACCAAGAGACTGCCACGCATGTAAAGATCTGGGTGTGCCAAGAAAAGTATCTTGAGTCCTGTTCTGCCAACCACCAATCTTCTCTGGATAGCCAAAGCGAAATCTAACCTTGTCGCTGTCAACCCAGCCGCCTTCGTTAGAATACGCTGTGGTATCCTTTACGACCCCCGGCTTGAATTGCAGCTTGGTTAAAGGCATTAGTCTGCATCCTGTATGGTCAGGGTGCCAGCTTCTACTTGGCGCATGATTTCTGCGTAGTGTGTATTGTCTGGGTCAAGTGGTACAAACATTTCTGTGCCATCAATGATAGCTATAATCAGTGAGTTAGCTTCGTTTGTAATCGGGTTGTTTAGAAATTGTGCTGACGTTATGTCCATTTATAACTCCGCAGTTCCTGCAAGATTAGTAACCCCGTTTGATATGTCGGGTGCTGAAGTCTGAATAATCCAACCCAAAGATTTGCCACTGGGGGTTAGCGTAAATGAACTAGGGTTTGCACTTGCTGAGTAAGTGGGTTGCGCCCTCATTGTTACGGGGTTATTAACAGAACCCAATGTATAAACACCGCCGTAATCTTGTCCATAAATGATACCATCGTATTGAAAATAATACCGCTGACACTTTGCAAGCGTAGTGCCGTAGTCCTCGTGTTCAAAGTCTGTTGCAGTAGTGCCTACCTCAAGCTGAAAGCCAGTCAAATCAAAAGTTGCGCCAGAAGTATTTAACCAGTTTTGAGCATAGTCTTTGGTGATATCTGCGCTATCGTTTGTCTTCCAAGCATTTGTTGTACTTCCAGATGTCGTGTAATCAGTGCCAAAATGTGCCAATACATCAACAAGTAGCCCCTGACCATTATCATTGTTTATGGTAATATTTAAATTTCCCGGCATTGTTTCAGTTACTTTTGTCCAAGTATTAGCACTGAGGGTAAATTCGTGAGCATATACTTGCTCAGTACCATCTTTGCTTTGAAAATAAACTGTATAGGTACCAGCAAGACTTGAACGAACCCAAAATGAAACCGTTATATAAGAACTAGTAGAAGTAAAGTTCCAACCACTTTGAGCCATATTTTGTGCTTCTACATACTGTAGAATTTGATGATAAGCACCAGTATCAGTAGAAGTGCCTGTAACTGTTGACCTGAAATAGTTTCTAAGTCCTAAAGCATATGGGGCATCACTTGAACTCAGACTTTCTTGCGATTGTGTGACAGCAGCCCCAGAGCCGCCAAAAGCCGCATTCCACCTATCTACTGAGTTTATTCCTGCTGAAGTGCTTGACGTGCCTCTTTGTGCGACAGACATGCCTCCATTGATGATGAGGTTGCGGCCTGTCAGTACACCCGCATCTGCGCTGCCACCTAAGTCTGCTAAGTCTCTGGCTCTGCTCATGACCACTCCTCCGTAGGCGCATCAGGCCAAGTTGGATTATCAGGGTTTGTTTGTCTGATGGTGCGGATGCTTGCACGATAGGTGGCAAACGCCGCAACGCAGTCTGATGTAAGGCCGCTGTCTGGTAGCTGTGTCCAATCTGATGCTTGCTAGTTGAACCGTCACCAAGACTTATTTGATAGTCGGTTGATGCAGTCAGTGGACAGAGAAATGCACCAGCGGAGGTAACAAAGGTATTACCAGTAGCATTGTGCATCCCATTCAAAACTAACGCCGAATCTTGAACAGCAGTGCCAGTTCCGTCATCCACTCTCCACCAAACATAAGTACTTGCTGCTCTGTTCCAACGCACCGCTCCAGAAAAATGATACAACCCCGTAACTGGAACCTGAAATTTATAAGTTGAGGTATTTAGTGTTATACCCCTTGAGGCAATTACATTATTAAATGGAACTGCCAAGGAAGTACTTAAATTTACGCTTACAGTGCCTGTAGATTTCATTCTTATATATGGTATGGCAGACAAAAGTACCTGCCCACTGCTATCAATAGTCATGGCTGTAGTCGTGCCAGTAGCTTCTTTGATTGTGCCTACGTTCAAGCCACCACTTGCAGTAACAGGCCCACTAAACGTGCCGCCCTGCGCCTTGCTCACGGTGTCAGCAAGCTGGAATTTGTCATAAATAATAATCTCAATCACGTTGCCAGCAGAGAGCGCGGACAGACCGCCTACAGTGTTTGCGGCTGTTGTGTTGTAATCTGTGCCAGCCACAAGTGAAATACCGTTGAGGCTAACCTCAATCTCTGTGCCGCCGGGAAAAGACAGGCCGGGGATCTGCGCGGTGCCAATAGATGTCTCACCACCTGTGGCTGTATAGTAATGGCGTGTGCGAACCGCTTCGCTGTTAATCTTGGCTACGTTGTAAATGTCGTAGACAACAACCTCTACAATGTCGTTAGTAGATAGTGCAGCAAGACCGCTGATGGTGTTCGCTGTAGCCGTGCCATAGTCAGTGCCAGCTACGAGGGCAATCCCGTTTAGGTATACGTCTACATACTCTCCATCAGAGAAGGTGAGCGTCTTGCCACCATCATCTGCACCAGAAAGTGATGTTTCGCCGCCAGTAGCGGTAAAGTAATATCTAGTGCGTACACCAGACCCTGTTGGGGATTTACCTATGTATGGCATTAGTTTGCATCCTCAATAGTTAAGTCGCCAGCATCAATCTTGGCTTGGATGTCATCAGGCAGATTGTCCTGATTGTCACGAAGCCATTGTTGAAACTCTGCATCAATCCCAATGCAAGTTCTTTTCTGGTCATCTCTAATGTAAATGTGAGAACCATCATCATCTGTAAACATGAACGAATAACTCATAGTTCAGCACTCCAAGCTAAATACACTGTTCCGTCCGATACATCTTTTGTTCTACCATCACCAGCACCGCCAGTAACAAGTCCACTAGATGTAAATTGCACTATTTGACGAAATTCAGTGCCATAAGTGGTGTACGTTGGGACTACTGTACAAGTTACTTGTGTACCACCTTCAAAAGTTGCGTACTCTCCAGCCGTACCAGTCTGTTCAAGAGCAGTAGGTTTTATCCTCATGGGTACAGGCAAATCACAAACAATACGACTTTGAGTAGTGTTTTTATGATAACCTGTACCAAAGTAAGTTACAGTTCCGTCATTTTTTATTATCTTGTAATAATAACGCTGACACTTCGCAAGCGTAGTACCGTAATCCTCGTGTTCAAACGGCGTGGCAGTTGAGCCTACTTCAAGCTGAACGCCTGTGAGGTAGAAGTTATTAGCCGCATCATCAACACAATTAACCTGACCAACTGCACGATTAGCCCCTGTATTGTGCCAAGTGTTTGAAGATAATGTGCCACTTGTGTAATCACTACCAGCCGCTAAAAACCAAGTAATACCCAAACTATACGCATTGTCATTGTCAAACGCTGTAGCTGTGTACCCACTAAATGTAAGTTCTACTTTCTGCCAAGTGTTTGCAGATGTAATAGTGTATGCTTGAGAATTAAAATAGGTTGCATCATTATGGCGCAGTTCAAGAATATGAGTTCCCGTCTTTGGCGACTTTACCCAAAAACTAATAGTCAAATCTTTTGCACCGCTAGTGCCATAAAGCAAATGCTGTAAATCTTGCCCTTCTAGTCTTGTCATAACAAGGAAAACATCAGAAGCCGCTAAACTAGCATCTGCTGTTGTCACATCAATTTTTAATGAATTTGCAAATCCTTGCCCAGACGGTACATCAGTATCTTGTGTTGAAGTTGTAACAGTATCACCCACTTCAGCACTAAGAAACCTGTCACAAGCCGTGTAAACAGTTCCTGTTTGGCCTGTTAAGCTTCCCCGCTGTGCCACAGTCATCGCCCCATTGATAACCATGTTGCGACCTGTAATCGTGCCAGCGGTTGCCGCCCCTGCCAAATCTGCTAAATCACGTGCTTGTGTCATTATGGTTTCTCCGGCCAGACTACATCATCTAGGCTGCACCTTACGCCAGTTCCTGTTGGGGATTTGCCTATGTATGCCATATCGTTATCCTACTAAATATCCGCTAAAATCTGTGCCATCACCCCTAAGAGTGACAGATGTATCTGATATTGTTCTAACCCTTATCAGGATTTCATCATTTGCCGTTAGATTAAACAACCCAGAATATCTTGTTGAAGCATATCCACCGCCTTGCGGGTCGTTTATTTCCCCTGCACGAGTATCTGTTCCATTTATATTGACATAAATATAAACACCAGTAGACGCTTCAGCACTCTGAATTACAACTTGTGAATCAATTTGATATAAACCAGAAATCGGGGCTACAAACTTATTGCTTGCTAAAACAAAGTTGCTTCCAATATCAAAATCAACAGAGCCATATGTGTTGAAGTCTAATGTTTGGATTGTAGATATATTTATGGCGGAGGTGTCTGCATCAAATTTTACCCTAAATGCTGGCCTAGCAGGCGTCAGCATCCGACCGCTGCTATCAATAGACAGCCCAGTTACACCATCATTTGTTATCTTAGAAAGTGCCATCGGCTACCCCTATTAAATATCTTGTGCCGCTAAATGCGCAGCATACGCATCCTTTACAGCCTGTGTATGCACAGCCGCACAGATAGCTTGAACCTCTGCGCTTTCGCCTGTGATGTCAGCGTCTGGTGCTACAGTGTGTCTGTGAAAGGTACGGCTAATTTCAACGCCGTCACGTTTAATAATAGTAGCTGTACGCACTTGAACATATTTATGCTCACCCACTATCTCAATTTTGTCTTGTACTTGTTCTTCTGTTAGTGACATTTTTATCTCCTGTCCGACCTGATAATCCAATCAGGTTATGCTGGTGTTCTATAACAACCACTAGCTATTATTCTTGCACTGTTGCCAAAAATGCCCAACCCATTTGTAATATTCGGCCCAGCACCCACTATTCCCACGGCCAGAGCCTGAGGTCCACCACCTATTTGAAATGATACAAAATAAGGAGACACAGCTAATCCTGACCAATATGAAACAGCCAACGCATCGTTGTTGAATTGTGAAAACGGAAGACCTGTAATAGTGGTGGTGCTTCCATCACCCACTGAATTGATTTGTATATCAAAAAGTAGATAAACTAAGTTACCGATTTTTGTATAATGACCAATCTGTGAAGTGTAAGTTGTTGTGGTTGCACCAGATAGAACAGGCGTCCAAGTCCCCTCTTCATAATCATCAAGAATACTTGAAGAAGCCCCACCACCAGCAGACGCACTAAAATCAATTCCATTACCATTACTAAATGTAATGTTATTTGCACCCATTGAAACTGCACCACTAAACGTACCTGTTGTAGCAGATAAAGCACCACTAAACGTGCCAGTAGTTGCTTCCAAGGCGGTATTAGCGGGATGCCTCACGGTCTGCTGGGCTTTGCCTTGGAACACCACATAGAAGTCGTCAGTGGCTGCAATGGTGCTTGTCATGGTCAGGGTAGTGCCAGAAACCGTGTAAGCAACGCTTGGCTCCTGACGGACATTATTTACAAATACCTCTAGCTCCCCCGGTGCGCCAGCAGGGAAGTCCAAAGTAAAAGTAGTTCCGCTACCACCAGTTAAATCCTGATAGGATATATTGCTGTATGCTTCGGCAGGCGCATTACCCAGATATGGCATCAGGTGATCTCCATAATACTCAAAGTCACATCAACACCAGCCGTGGTGTCGCAATCAATTTCCAAAAAGTCTGTGGTCTGCATCACAACTTTGTTACCCGCAAGAAGCTCGACACTAGATCCAACAGGGATCGGAACATCCTGAACCAACAGAACTGTTTGATTGGTTTCAGTATCTACTGTATTTGTGTTCAATCGAACAGATGCCGTAACCTGCGAAGTCTTTACGTTACAAACCATCAGACCCAAAACAATAGCTGTTGTGGAGGATGGCACTGTATAGACAGTATCAAACGTACCTGCGGCTGCGGGAGCCGCTGCGTCAGTTTTTACCTTAAAAGTGTTTGCCATTTTTCTATCCTAGTGCAATTGCCAAGGCCGTGGCTTGACCGTCAATAAAAGTGGTGCTTGATGCCAAGGTTGATGTGTAATCGGTTACAGCCGCACCAGACCCTGCACCGTCACAATGAATAATACGAGACTCGCCAACCGCAACAGTAACATTTGCGCCACTGCCCTGAGAGAATATAACAGATTCTGTAGTATTGTTGGTAACGAAATAAATCTTTTCTGCGTCATTTGGAACAACCGTTATGGTATGTGTCCCAGACGGGGAACCGCCACAAATAATCATTTTATTCATACCGTCTGTGACAGTACCATCAGTTGTGGTGAGGTTTGAACTTGTGCCAGACAAGGTAAGTGTCACAATCCCATTTAGGGCTGTGTCAATAATGTCAAAATTAGTGTTTGTGGTATCGCCCCAAGTACCCGACTGTGTACCAGTCGCTGGCTTTTCAATACCTGTTCTGGTGGTATATGTACTCATTTCTATGCAACCTCTTTCCAGTCAGAAACTTGGTTAGGCGTTATATCACTCCAAATGTCCGCATCTGCGGGGGCGATTTCTGACCAGTTAGCAGTCTGATCAGCAATTATTTCTCCCCAGATAAAGACAATACCAATATTTCCGCTTGCTGACAATCCTGTAACGCCGATTGCCATGTCATCTACTTGCGGTCTGCCTAAAAGACTAAGACCTCTTACGCCGCTTACAGTAGCAATCGCTATGCCTTCTGCGGTAGCTGTGCCTATCGCGCCAGTGCCAGAAACGCCTGTCGGGAACACATTGGCTGTGCCAACAACTTGCTCATCACCAAAGCCGACAGCACCTTCAAGGCCATCTTCCTCGACAATGGCACCACCCGCTGCTAATGCGGTGCCAACCTCTCCAGTAGCCGAAGTGCCTGTAAGAGTAAGTACAGAGGTGCCTGTTACCGCAACGGAGCCTACTGCACCTGTGCCAGAAACACCTGTGCCAGAAACACTCGCTCCTGCGGCTACTGTTACGGAACCTACCGCACCCGTAGCCGAAACACTTGGTGCAAGGAATTTACCGTCCAGCTTAAAGGATGGGGTTCCTAAAGCACCTGTAGCAGAAACACCTGTGACCGCAACAAGAGCCGTTCCTGTTGCGGTTTCTTCACCTAGACCTGTTGTTCCTTGAACGCCAGTGACTTCAACGGGTATGGCCTCATTCCAAGGCCCTTCGCCCCAAGTGCCTCTGCCCCATCCCGTGATGTTAGCCACAGCTTACTCCGTTAAGCGATACGGATAATTGCGTTTGTGGAGTCTGCTGTTGGGAACTGAATGGTAAACGTGCCAGAGGTTGAGGTCTTGTCTGCACCAAAATCCAAAACAGCTACCGCCGCATTTGTAGCAGAGCTATTGTAGATCAAAGCACCACGGGCAGTAATTGTAGCTGTGGTGAAGCTCAGATCATTAAAATCTGCAAAGGCCGTAGTGCCGGAAGAAGTCGGTGTTACATTTGTCAAGGCACCGCCACCAGTTGAGTATGAACCGCTACTTGCCACTTCACCAGTTGTGGTGAAAGCTGTAGTGGTCGCACCCAAAGTAGCTGTAGAGCTTGATTTTCCGCCAGAAGAAATAGCGTACAAAGCCAACTTAATGCTGTTTGCACCATTTGTAAAATTATGTGTACCTGTTAGGAGTTGCGTCTTAAAAGAGGTACACATCGCTTGCGTAATTGCCATTATAGTCTCCTAATATATTCAGCAATGTCGGTATGACCCGCATTCCGCAAGGTCTGGGTTATAGTACCACGCTCTTCACGTTTCGCCAAGTCTATGTAATACCGCAATGTATTTTCCACACGATCTGCAAAAACTTGAGCCTGATCCTTGATTGCTGGCGGGGCATCGTCAGCAATGTAGATTATCTTTTTTCTAGCCATTTCAGCAATTTGATCAGAGGAAAGACCGCCCTCGTTAGAGGTCATAACGTCAATCTTTCCTACGTCCATCCCTACATCAACGCTTATCATTATATGTTACTCCCGGTATATCATGACGACCAATTACAACAGGTTCACGAGCATCTAGTGCTTCTGGGGAAGTCAGTTCTTCTTCTTTTTGACTCACATACTCAGACTGTGGAACAATCTTTATTTGACCATCTTCAATTGTTTGAACAAGAGGATCTTCCAGTCTGTGATAGCCGTAAAGCTTTTCATTAGCAGGAATATTTGTATCAAGAAAGCCTGATGTTTTGGCGGTTTCTATTCGTATGCCTCGAGCTAATGCAATCGCGCACCAGAACTCGCAACAAGCTCTTCCAGCTTCTGCAAAGTTAATATTCTTCTTGTAACTGAAGTCTATTCCAAACAAGTTGATTGTCTCAACTTTGTTGTGAATAGCAAACCCCAACGCATAAGCCACCGTGTTGTTGAAGTAGGAAAAGCCTAAATCAGTTATGACATCAACCAGTGGATACAGTTCGATCTCCGGTACTCTGTCATCCAAACAACAAGAATATATGGGGCCTTTGTTAGGTGTTTTAAGTAGAAACTCTTTGGCAATACCAGTTTGTGTCCCAGCTTTTATGTCGTCTAAAAATCTACTTGCTGGATCCATCATGAAGGTGCGATCAACATGCATGACCCCACCTATACTGTTTATCCCCCATACTTCATCAAATTCGGCTGAGTTAATTTTGTTCATGACATAGTCATGGATGCTGCCACCTAACCCTAAAATGGCAACATTCTTACCTGCAAGGTTTTCAATCATTGTTTAGGAACCCTCGTTAACCCTATTCTGTAGGCATCTGTGTTTTCGACACCTTCTGCGTATATCTTGAGGCGTGTGACAGCCTCTACGAATCTTTTCTCATACATCTGTATGACAGTCGGCTCTCCTTTCATGAATGTATATGCCTCTGTTAAACATCCATACAACAAAGCATCTGGAGCATTATCGCCAAACCACGAAGTGCCTGTGACGGTGGACGTTATAGAAGCTGGCCTGTAGTAATAGTGCAACTCTGCACTATAGGATTGATCTGGAGTAGGTGCCAAAATAAAGTTGTCTACATCAAATATACCGTAATACTTTGGCTCTCCAGTCACGGTAGGATCTGGAGTGTACTCTTGCAAGAAGTTAACATCTTTTTGCAACAAGAAGATGTTTTCTCCGTTCTTAACAAAAGACAAAGAAAATGTAGCCAAATAATCACTTGGCAAAGAAAGAAACTTGTTGCTTGCTGTCATATTCGCAGAAACATTTTTCCTGAAGTAGTCCAGATCAACCAGCTTCAGAAGACGTTCTTCTGTGTTCTGTATGAAGTTATCTAGGTTGTTGACGAATGTAGTTTCATCATTTTCTACATAGTCTTGAATAGCTTGTTTTAGAGTTGTTAGTGTGTATGTCATGTTATTGCCACCGTAACAGAACCAAGAGAACTTGTTGATGATAGACCCGTAACTGATACTGTTACATTTTCACTGGTAAAAACACTTACATCACCAAGAAAACTTTTGGCAGGAACAATGTGTTCATATTTTAATGTGCTCAAACTAAATACAGGAAAAGTAATTATTACAGAGGGAAAAGGGTTTTTTATGTCTGGCCTAGGATCTTTTAACGCCTGTGGATCAATAACTCTACGCACAGGTTCAAGTTGAGGATGTTTAGGCTCATACTCATCTGGTCCTACTTTTAATCCATTCCATTCCGTTTTCATGTCGCGCAGGCGGTATCTGAAACCAGAACGGTCAGATATACCATAAGCATCTTTGCCTGACGCATAGTTACTCATTAAACCCTCAAATACTCAATACTAGGAGTTAGCTTCAGTGAAACTCGATCCTCATCTTCGTCTGCGGCTCGCTGAAACTCCTCTTCATAGACTGTTTTCAACAATTGAACTCTTTCTGGTGCTCTTTTCAATGCAATGTAATACGCCATACCAGCTACCGCGCAAGGAAAGAACCGGAAGGGCAATTCAACGTCATTTACTAAAGCATCTGCATCCTCAATCCTACGCACATAATAATATACGATTTGATCGGTGCTATTCTCAGGCGTAGGCCAAACATTTATTTGTGGAGTGATTTGACGATCAAAGTAAAACTGTGAAGGTCTTCCTTGCGTGCTTTTATTAGGGATAGATAAGAAGTCCCCACGGCTGATCTTTGGCAGATCGTAATCTGTACCACCTCGGCGTAAGACCACTTCCAAAAGATCAACAACGTCAGAAGCTAAAGAAATAGTTGCTGTGCCCTGAGTCAACGTCACAGTGGCTTGACGAACAGTCCAAAGGTTTAACCCTCTGTTCGCCCAGTCTGCAAACATAAGATTCATTGAACGGCGAGCCGTTCTGGCATCATATCCAGTACGAACCTCTAATCCGCATCGCTCATACGCTTCTTCGATAATATCAGAAACGTCTAGCGCAAAATCTCTTGACCCAGAAGTCGCCATCAGACTCTGCCTCTTGGTTTACGAGTTGGAACAGAACCCTGCATCATATTTCCAAGATTTTCGGCAAATAGCTGCGCTCGCTTCACATCTACATCGCCACCCATCTGGTAGCCCATAGCCATAGCCTTCCGAGGACTGACAGAACCGCCATCTTTGTAGCCTTTCATCAACTTC